CATCCATTATCGCCCTGGCAAATTCAACGGACGCCTTCAGCACTTAGAAATCCTCTCTTAGGCGAAAGTCCATCTTTTCATAGACAGTCTCTACCCGGCCGGTGAGGTCATCTGTAATCTCAATCTCCCCCTCGTAAAGCCCCGGGGACCCATCAAGATCGGTTGTGCCCCAGCGGAAGATCGCAATCCCTTGCTCGTTGTTCGCTGCACTCGCGATATCAGAAAGCGTCGCAATAAGCCTTTCTGTGCCATTTTTGCGGAACTTCATCACAGCAGTTTTGTTTGTTAGATCAATGATCGCGCCGGTTTCCGCCCTGGTTAGGGTAACCTTAATTTGCGGAGCATCATCCCCCTGAACTAATAGGTATTCGGTCACCAGACAATGGCCTCCAAGTCCTCAACAGTAGTCGCGGCTTCAATTTCCTGACGTAGTATTCTACCACGGGTATGGCATTGGCTCACATGGTTAGCGAGGGCCTGCCCTATCTGCACATACTGAGAAGCCGTAAAGCTCTGTACCGAGTTATCTGCCAGCGTCCAATCCAAAGTAAGCGTGTCGTCTATCGCAGATAGCTGTACAGCGCCCTGTATGCGCCTCTGAGACACTTCATCGCATTGGAAGGTGTAACCACCCCAATCAAACGTACCGAACTCCTGAGCCGCCCTATCGACTTTTATGGCGTCCCATTTCCTTTGCTTAGCGATGTCAAAATCTAACTGCCACTCACCGGAGAAGTAATCAAACACATAATCAGGGCTTGGCTGTTCTGGCTTCTGTAGAATCTCGCCATCAAAGACGTACCAGTTGAGGCCAATATCCTCATCGCCTTGATAGTCTATGAAAGTGCTAGACGGCTCCTCTATGGCATTTCGCGGCCCTTTGACGATTGCCGTGATTTGCCCTGATTCCTCATAACAAACGTAGGTCGCTTGGCTGGTCATTTCTTGGCCCCCAAAATACTGATATTTGCGTCCTCGTTTCGCCACCAACCACTAGCACTACCTGACTCGCCGGTCACCAACATCGTAAGAAAGAAGTAGCGGGTTCCAGACCAGCCATTAACTGTTGTCGATAGGTTTAGGGATGGCGGCGCACCTTTTCTAGAGTTAACCTGAACGCCCTGAATCACGCTACTGCCAGAAATAGTCGTAGAGTTTGTGGTGTTATATCGAAGCCTCAAAACAGCCGCCGCCCAATCACCGCCAAGACCAGAACTGGCAAGATCAGAAAGCGCCAAGCAAATCACTTTTGATGGGATGTTGGAGCCAAAATTGACAGGCAATGTCGTGGTGCTAATAACCGTTTCAGTTGCATTGTTGAAGTAGCTAGATGTCCCGTATTGAATGGTGGATGGAACGGTTACAGCATTGTCCTGAATCTTCAACGTGTCTACAGACAGGTCACGGATGTATGTGTCAATCGTTTCTCCGGTGATCTGAGAAGGTGAGCGGCCAAGATAAACATTCCAGATTCTAACATCGCCAGACCCAGTGCCTCCGCGAATCCTTACTCTGCACGTTTTGATTGAAGAATCATTAGGGACTGAAACTACTGCTTGGCTGATCTGTCTTGTTCCAGCCGTAGGAACGGTGTCACCCCACCTAGCGTCGTTGTATGGAATGTCGGTTTGGTTAACATAACTGCCGTTGGCGTCCTGATATTGAACTTGTATTGACCAAGCTCTAGTTGATCCAGCATAGGTAAAGTTATTCACCGCTAAATACAGAGTCTCGGCAAACTCTACAGGAAACTTGTTTTGCGTCCTGATTGTATGATTGCTTTCAAACTGAAAAAATCCCTGCGGACTCCAATAGGACGTGGAATTTGTTCCGCTTGAGGCATCCGCTACTTCCCAGCCGTCTATGATTTCGGCATCGCCCGTATTCGTTAAATAGACAATGCCGGTTTTGCTTTCATCGCGGAAAGCTCCATTACGGATGATGCTACCACCCTCAATCCCAAGGCCGCCGCCGCCAGCGTCTAGCAAGACCTCGCCGTTAGAATCCAGCACCTTGATGCCAGAGGTTACGAGATCGCTGCCATCCCATTTTAGATAGTTATCGGCATCGCCGATATTAAATTGCGGAAGTGGGTTGCTAGAGGTATTTGTATTTCCCAGCCAAAATCCGTCATTTGAGTCATCGGAATAGGATGTTTTACCCAGCCTAATAGCCATACCAGCCACGTTGTTGCCGGTAAGCTCTACTGTGCCGGTTTTTATGAGTCCGCCGTCTATTGTTGTAACTAAGCTGGAGGCTGGATCGCCCAACTCTGTGTTCAAGTTGGTGAACGTGACCAGGCCGTCAAACAAGAACGAGCTAAACGGTGTGCTGACTACCGCTGTATCAGTGCCGTCGTTGTAGGTGGTTTCAGCAACGTAATATCTGGCCGCCCAATATTTCACGCCAGCACCGGCTGTGCCCACAGGGTCCACGTCAGCCTGATCTTGAGACCACCCGCTAGTTATGCTGGAAAACAATCCTGTCTCCCAGTCATAACCGCTGGCTGATGGCGTGGGAACAGATGTTGTTGCGCTAGACGTTGGGGCCGTTTTGTACAGGTAGCCTTGCGATGATCTAGGCTCTAAATCATCGGTGTCAAGCGAAGCGGCTAGCGTAGTGACCGACCGGACCCCAGCGCTAGTGCTTGGGTTGTTGGACCAGTCATATGCGTATAGTTGGTAATAATACAGGGCACTATCAGCAAGCCCAGTATCAACAAACGTATCTAAAGAGCCAGGCCTACCATACTCATGGCTGATAATTACCCAATTTGTTGTGCCATTGGGCGATCTTTGTATCTGCGTATAAGCGAAGTCATCATCGGTAGGGTTGGTCCAGCTTAATCCCGCACTTTGAACGCCGCCAAATGTGGCTGGAGAGCTCCAAACCGGGGCCCCAGGGGGCGTTCCATCCCCGGTAACATTGACTGTTGTCGTTGCGGCAGCCGACCTGACTCCCGCTATATTTTCTGAGCGTATCTCAAGATTGTAATTGGCGACCAAGGCAGGCTGGATGAGATAACTAGTAGCATCAGTGCCATCCGCTTTAGGCGTGGCAATAATGACCTCATAAGGCTCAAACCCGCCTGGCCGAACCTGAATGACATACTTGTTTACCAATGCATCATCGGCTGCCACCCAATCTAGCTGAATGTAAGGAATTGCGCTTCCGTCAGCGGCCACTTCTACGCCAGTCGTTGCTGTGAATGACGTTGGCGGCTCAACATCTAGAGGGTCCGGCCTATCTGTGTCTGCATAGGTAGCTTCCACATTTGCCGGATCATATGCATAAACCGCCGAATCGTATTCAACGCATTGCAAGTCAACAGTCCCGTCATATTTGAGAGAAACCTGCTCCACCTGAAACGGCTTTGCGGTCCAGCCAGGGGTTGGGTGCGTTACACCAACAACATCGCCCACGCGCAGATTGACGGCCTCTGACGTGGCAGTGAATGCCGCTCTAAGCGCATTCCTCGACCGAAGACAGAAGATTCGAGCAAAGTCTCTAGCCGAATAGTAGTTTGTGATGTATTCGAGGTCGATTTCATCAACCAAAACCTCTCCATCATCCTCCGAAAGAAATGTGGTTTCTTCCGTTGAGCCTGCTTCAGGCCAAATAGCTTGGTCTGGCTGCCAGTCGGTCTCTGGATTAGGAAACTTGCAAATTACCCTGTTGAACTTGTCCTTTTTCTTTTCTGACTCGATGGTCAATCCGCCAATAATCTCGCGGGTGGTGAGAGTCATGACCGGAGATTCAGACTGATCTATATAAAGACCGTACTCGCCAGACTGATACGGCAAAAAGCCCTTACAGCAAATTAGCATTCGCTCCAGGTTTTCAAATATAGGGTCATCCGTATCAACAACCGCATTACATTTGAAAAGCTGTATACCAGACGGCCCCCCTGGGTATTCCGTTACTGTGAATGCTTCTATGTCATTAGCAGCAGAAATAAATGAAACATCATTGATCTCGCTAGAAGAAAGGCCCTTGCCGTATCTTGTATTTGTTAAATAATCACGAATACAGAGTGCTGGATTGTCACTCCATGCCGGAGGGTTAGAAGGACTCCTGGGGTCGTAGACCTTCTTGCCCCTAACTAGGGCAGTAATATCTGGAATTCCTGAGAACGCTTTGTCATCCCACTTCAGGCGAATTGCAAGATATGCAATCCCATTAAGCTTATGACTGGCTCCCCACTTGCTAGTGGCACTTAAAAGAGAGCTTGCTGCTTGAGTATCTGAGCCAGTAAACGTCTGAATTGAATAGAGGCCTGAATAACGAGAATCCGTAATCGGTCGATTGTCTATTTCTATATTGGTAATTGATTCGACCTCGCCCTCACATAGGACCAGGCACATATAAAGATTCTCGCTCTTCTTTCCGCCCTCTGTGTGAACGAAGATGCGGATTCCGCCTACCCTACGCTCACCATAGATGACCGGGATGGCTTCAATGTTGGATTCTTTATTAACGAGAACCCCGGCCATCCTATCTGCCGCTTTTTTGGCGGCTTTTTGAGCGTCTCTAGCTGCCTTATAAGAAAGGCCGCCGGCTACTACAGCAGTGACTACGGCCGCAATTACCCAACCCAGAACCATTAGCTCTCTCTCCCCCAGCGCAAGTCTTTAGTCACAACATGAGCATATTCCATCCCCAAGTCACCCGGGAAGAATGATTGCTGGCTATTTAAGTTTGTGCGCCGACAACGAACCTTTTCAAAGTCTGCCCAATGGCTAGCCGCAGTCACAGAGATAGTGCTTTCAGTCTCAGAATCGCCAATCTCAAAATTCGAGATTCTGCCATCGAAAAAAGTGAAGACATCCAATATTGCATCGCTAGCATCTACTAGGGCGCGGTAAATCAGCATCCTTGAATTAACGTAATTGTTATTCAAGAACGCTGAAATATATATTGCACTTGGATCAGAGCCTGTAAGAGTCACTGTCATCTCATTGACCTTCAGCGCGCCAGTCTCTGTTACGTCCCCGATTTCGATCAGGTTGGCGCTGTTGGCATAGGTGTTACCGCCGTATGACAGAGAGGCTCCATAATCAGTAAGACGGAGTGTGGAGGAGCTAAACTCTATGCTAACTAGCGTTGCTAGCCGAAATTGGTTGCTGCTGAGAGCGCTTGTCCAGGTCGCTGATAACCCACGGCTCATGTTATCTCCTCTACAAGGTCTATCTCAAACTCATAGAGACCATCAACACCGGCCTGAAACTCTTGCACGTCGCCGTCTAGGCGCACTGTAACAGTCTCGTATGCCGTTTCTGTTGGGTTTGGAATGGCAATATCAAAAGGGTCAAAGCCACCCTGGCGAGCCAAAATAAAGTCATAAATGGGCTCAAACTCCGCCTTTGTCATAGGCGGAAACTGAAGAGAAAACTCTCTCCTGCTCGAGCTCAACGACCTAACCTGCAAGCGCCCGTTAAGGCTTTCAGAGGTTAAGTTGTAGTGCCTGACTCGCGTTTGTACAGATCGGAAGCCTGGGCTAGTAGGGAAAGTAGCCATTAAGTCAGAGCCCTCCTTCCTCGGTTATTCACAGCCTTGTTAACCATGTTCACAATCAAACCGCGGCGCTTGACGAGGAGCTCATCAAATCCTGCCGCATCGTTGGCCTGGATGTTGAAGTTAACATTAACCGATCCGCCACCCATGCCTTCCTTCTCCAGGTCGGTGATCTTTTCGTTGGGGTGGACAACAGCCATTCTGCCGCCTTTCCCATCGAGGCCACCTGACCTTGAGCCATTGAAGGTAATACCGCCGCCCTCAAACGAAGCAATTGTTTGCCCCATAATCGCGCCTGCGGTTGCAACGCCCATTCCAATTGCCATAACAGCCTGCGCGTTACCCGCTGCTATCAAAGCGGGCGCTGCTACAGGGAACATTGCTGCCATATTTGAATATGCGACTCGGATAGCCATAGCAGATTGAAAGCCCTTAATAACCGCATCTGCCGCGGCCATACTCTGGGAAATCAAGAAAAAGGCCTTTCCAATGCCGCTAGCCTCATCAAAATAACCGCGTAGCGTGTCTACCTGTCCCTTGGTGGTATTTAAAATCACCTGGGCAGACATCATGGCGCTGGCTACCATCGCTCTCTGAGACTCTTGAGCGATCTGAAGTCTTAAAGCTGCTGCTTGCTGATCATTAAGAAGCCCTATTGCTTGCGCCTCCTGTACGATCGCAAGTTTTTCAGCTTCCGCCTGCTTAATCATCTCGATTTCAGTCTTGAAGCTATCTTCTAGCGCCTCAAGCTTGTCGAAGACTTTCGCTTGGTCATCGAAGTCTTGATCTAAAGCAGCTTTCCTTCGCTTTTCCTCTTCCTCGGCAAGATTTTTAACGGCCTCTGCTTCTCTTTCGTAAGCTTCGATCTTATCGAACAGGGCGTTGATCATAGTCATGTCGGCTTCTGCGGCACCAAGCGCAGCAGCCTCTCGCAGAGCTAAAGCCCTTTCAGAGAACCCGAGAGTAGCAGCTTCCTCTTGCAGTTCTTTAATAAACTCTCTGAGGTCGGCGGCTTTTTCATCTAAATCTTCAAATGGGTCTGCGCCCGCTGCAAGCCTTTCAAGCTGGCCTTGTAATTTAGCTATAGCATCCTTGAACTGCTGCACCGTACCTTCGGCCAAATCGACAGCATCGGATTGCTCCTGGCTTACCGTGCTCATGCTTTTCTGGGCAACAGACAATGCACCAAGAGCGTCTCCGGCGGTAACGGCGGCGGAAGAAAGATCAATCAGTGATCCGTCGGCAACATTTACTGCCCGCTTTGCGTCACCTAGCGCCTCTTCAGCGTCTTCCAGCTTTGTCTGGAAGTCAGCAATCCGGGCCCTAAAAATAGCCCCAAGCGCATCCTTATATACTTCCTCGAGCTCTTTGCCCTGCTCAATGAGGCCCTCGATGTGATCCGCAAGATCATCCATCGCCTCGGTGCCTTTCTTGACATCACCAGACAAGCCGACAGCGATAGCCGCTCCAACAGCAAGAACAGCACCAATCAAAGCGCCGCCAGGGCCAAATAATGACGCGATTTGCGAGCCCTGCTGACCGAGGATAACGAACGCATTAGTGCCCATCTGGGCCTGAACTGCCACGTCCTGAATTTGATGGCCGACCTGGCCGAAACCGCCACGCATGAATCGGAGTTGTTGATTCACCCCTTTCATGCTCTTAGTGGCTGCCTCTTTGGCTTTAATCGAGGCCTGGAGGGCTTTTATTTGGCGTAGCTCTTCCTTACTGGCGCCATTCAACAGCGCCTTGTAACGCTCGAGCTTGTCCGCGGTCATCGTGATCGCAGCGTCTTTAAGCTTGAGTTGTTTCGTTACTGCGTTAAGTGACTTTCTATACTTCTCATTGCCGCTTTTAGCAGAGTCGTATGCTTTCTTTGTTTTATCTACGCCTATTAGTTCTAGAACTATGGCTTCGTTTGAAGTTGCCATTCTTCTGCCTCTCAGCCTTTAAGCGTATATATGTAAACCAGTGATAATACTCATCAGCGGTCATTGCTAGCACTGTTGAAATAGGCTGACCAAGGTGCTCAGCGAGTTCGTACATGAAGTACAGTTCCGTGGGCTTGCCTTGGTCATCTATTAGTTTTTTTCGCGTTCCTCTTCGTCGCTACCATCGGTTTTCAGTACGAATGTAGCAACTCTAGAAAGAACATCTGGATCAACGTGGTTCCTGAGCTTGTGCTTATCACCGATATCAAAAACCGCCTCTCCGTCCTTGTCAGTGACGCCGAAGATCACAGAATAAATCATGTAATCAGTGGTGTCGTTGTCTGCTCTTGCTAACCACTTTGCCTTGTCATCAAGAGTCAGGTTTTTTGAGTAGAGTGTTACATCCCACTCAGGTACGTGAATCTCCCTTACAGCTTTATTGCTGAAGTGAGAAACGGCGGCTTCGATAAGTTTACTCATTACGCTACGGTATCCTCAGTTAGCGCGCCATTACCTGTGGCGCTGAATGATGCTTCAATCAGACCATCGAAAGAAGCAGACTTGCTTACAGACGTGATAATAGCTGCTCCAGACCAATAAGTCTTGGTGCTTGTGTTGCCTTCTGGATAGAGGTTCAGAGTGACCTCTGTTCCTTCATCCAATGCGCCCTGACCAGTGCTATCGCTGGGGTCCCAGTAGGCGTTAAAAGACGCTGTCCACGACTTTTGAGTTGCCTTGTTGGTCATCCAGGTGTCACCCATTACTGTGTCATTTACGACCTCTGAAGAGGTCTCAAGAGACCAGTCTCGTATTTCTGCGACGGCATTTGCGCCAACGTAAACCGCTCCGTCTTTTCCAGTTGCTGTAGCCATTTAAGTATCCTCTAAAAGCTAGTGATAGTAAGTTAGCCCTCTGGGCTGCCTTCGGTCGTTGGGTAAATAATCTCGACCTGCATAATACCCTGACCCAAAGGCTGATCAGCGTCACCGCCAAAATCCGCCTCAAATGACACAACCCTAGTGTCAAAAGCCAGGCCATTTTGCGTAAGGTCACCATACAGAGCGGCCTCAATTTCTGCCGCAATAGTATCAAGAACCTCATCAAACGTAGAAGTCATTTTGACGTAAATCTCGATGACAGCTACCAGTGTCTTCCTCAGCGTTCTCGGCGGCGACATTGTCTCGTAAGAAGTTGATTCAGACTTTGTATATACGGCAATGCCGGGTAGCTTATTTTCCGCAAGCGGGTATATACGTGTGTCATATACATTGCTACCAGTGGTTGCGAGCCCTGTAAGATTGCTAACAAGCCGCTGCCGTATCTGCGTCCTAATGTGGCTCATTGCTTCTCCAACTGTAACTCGGTGATTCCAGTGCCATCAGGCATCGCAACACGCACCACATACTCAGTCCTAAGATTGTCAACCAGGAATGAGATGACATCACCCTCAACCACGTCCTTAACGTCAGCAGTTACACAAGTTAGCCTTGGCTGAACAACCGAAAAGGCAACAGAGCCTCCAATTTCCTCTAAGGAGTGCTCATTATCAAAGATGCCTTTGAAGGTTTTGCGGCCGCCAGACACAGGGATATAAGAGACTTCCATGCCGAAGTCATTAATAAGTATCCGTCTGTCAGCAAGGGTCTCAACCGTCATTACTCAGCAGGCGCCTCTTCTGGAGCGGACTCAGGCTCAGCCGGAGCTTCCTCTTTCTTTGCCTTTGTCCGGCCGCGGCGCTTTGCTGGAGCCTCTTCAGAGCTCTCCAACCCAACAGCGCGATTAACAGGCTTGCTCTCGTCATGAGGCATAACCCGGCCAATCCCCATCAAATCTCTAGCAAGGTCTTTGTCGAGATCAACCACGGCGCCAGGGTGACATGACTCGCCCTTAATAACACAACCCTTGATTACTTTATATTTCATGTTCTCTCCTTAGTTGAAGCCACTCACGAATGGATTCAAGTAAAGAAGGGGGCCGAAGCCCCCAACTTATTAGCCGTCGTTGCCGAAAGCGAAGCTTACAGCGTGACGAACCGCAACATCGATGCTCTGGAGAGCAACAACGCGGATAGTTCCGCTGGTGCTGTTGGTGTATGGGTCTACGACGATGTCGAGGCCACCGAACATACCAACAAGCAGGTCAGCGAAGTTACCGAAGTACAGGTTGCCAGCAGTTGCCTGGTTGGAAACGATGGCGCGATAGCCATTGATAGTTCCACCTGGCTCTACAACAAACTGAGCGGTGTTAGACGCCTTCTCGGTCGTCTTCAGAGCGCCGTACATACCGGCTGGCATGATGTATGCCAAGTTGCCGAGCAGGGCGTTGTCTTCAGCGACAGCAGTCTCAAGAGTGACTACTTCAGAGAAGGTTGGGTTAGCACCAGCAAACGCGGTAACCGTGTTAACACCAGAGGTGTTCAGGATACCAGTAGGCTGACCGCTAGCGCCTGAGCCTTCCAGACCAGCAAGGTCGATTGCCAAAGCAATAGACTGAGCCAGATCGTCACGAACGAGAGATTCAACATCCAAAGAAGACTGGATGAGCAACTGACGAGTGATGTCAGTGAACGCACCAAGCGTCTTGGGAGACATTGAAACCTGACCTACGGTCATTTCGCTCTCAGAAGCAGGACCACCCTCAGAAGCAATCCAAGCAGCAGAAGCCGCGGCAGTCTTCTTAGGAATCTTCACGTCGCCAGAGAGGCCACCGAGCATACGAGCGCCAGCTTGCATCACAGATGAAGAGTTACGCAGTACGTCGATGAAATCACCGCCGCGGAAGTCATCAGTGAACAGTGCAGACTCGTCTGCTGAGTTCAGATCACGCTTCCAGTTACGCAGAACTTCTGCGGGGAGCATGATGCCTTGAGCGGCACGACCATACTGCTCAGAAGCTGCGTCAGAGCACTCAAACTCAAACTTAGCGGCTTCCTGGGCACGGCGATCAGTTGGGTTGGCAAGAGCGTGGATAGCGCGAACCAGAGAGAAGCGCTTAACTTCTTGCTGGCTCAGGCCAACGTCTTGTGCTTCGAGAGCGCGCTCGCTTCCGATAACATCAAGAAGCTCACCACGGAACTCTTCGATTGACTTGCCCTCTGAGATGGCTTTCTGAGCCAGGTCAGAGCGGCTGTGACGAGCACCAAGCTCTACGATTTGCGCTGCATTGCGCTGAGCGGCTTTCTTGGCATCTGCCTCAACCGCTGCAATATCGACTTCAGACATTGTAGTCTCCTTAAAGTCAGTTCTAATTACGGGTTCTTCAGCAGCCTGCTCAGATCGCCCCAGCCCAACAGTCACGTCAGCCGGAATCGAGACCAAACTGGCTTCAACAGGACGCCACGATTTTGCGATGTACGTATCACCGCTACGCTTGTCCTTTTCCATCTTTTTGATGGCATATCCAACGCTAATATTGGCACGAATGCCGTCTATAACGTCATCGAAGGCCTCTTTGGCAAGTCCACTCTTTCCAAAGCGAACCGTCGCGCGGAGTCGCCGCGCCGAGCCATCAAGGTCTACGGATTCAATAACGCCGATTTGCTTCTCTGGGTCGTGATCCAGGAGCAGCGGGGCGCGACCGCTAGCAAGGAAAGACAAATCAATGGCTTCCTTGGTGTGTTCAAGCACTTCTTTTCCGAATGAGCGCTCAACAGGCTCTTCAGATGAGATCGCAATTCGAGCAGTTCGCTTTTCTTCGTCAATAGGAGACATATCCATCTCCATAGCGCGATGCGCTACACGCGAAGCATCAAAGCGCTCTGCCCCAGAGGGCTTCGCAATCTTCGTTAGCGCAGAAAAACGATGACCAGCCATAACGTCTGTTTCTTCGCCATCTCGAACGATAGCGATCAGAGCAGCCGGATCGTCTTCAGTGCCGTTAATGACAAATGAGCTCCCAGGCACATCAATCTTGCCGTCGCGCTCAATGCGCTTAATGACACCCTGCGCCTTATTGCCAGATGCATTCCACTCAACGTAATCACCAACGCTCAAAGCGTCAGGCTCCGCTCGCTCAGCAGGGACTTTCTCCTCTTCTGGCTCAGGAATGCCGTTAGCTTCAATCTCATCGACGATTTCGTTTATATCCTTTTCGTCACCCATATCAAGTTCCTCAACCTGACGCTCATCAGCAGCGTCGATAGAATTAACAATCTTATTTGCCCACGCCTGACCAGCATCGCCGCCCCATAAGGCCCATGCGATACGACCAGCGCTTGGGTAGCCGTCTTCCCCCGGTGAAAATCCTTCTGCCTGCTTATCAACTTCATGACGAGCAAAAAACGATTTCATCCGCTTTACGGTGTTAAGCGAGAGCTCTCTGCCATTAATAATATCCCGAGCCCTAGCAACGCCAACAGCAGTGCCACCTCTTCCAAATTCTTCACGCCACTCCAATCCACGCCGAGCCTCTGAGATCATTCCCTCAGTAGGCTTAGTATTAATTTCTTTACCCTTGTACTTCGGCATCGTCATCACCAGCTACATCTTCTTCGCCTATTACATCGGGCACTATACCAACCTGAGTCGCGCCATAGGGTTCAAGAGCAAACTTAATTCCAAACTGCTCAGCAAGAACCTTGTCGCGCTGAATTTGAGCAAATAGCTCTTCCACATCCTTGCCATACTGCGCTGCCACATCCTGAATAGACAGAATGCCATTCTTCATGCCGAGCACCGCAGCGTTCATCTCTTTCTGAGGATCAACCCATGACCAGGCTTTAGCGCGGAAGGATGACGCATCATAAAATCGCTCATATTGCGCCACCGGGATGCTAAAGCTGTTCACTTCCATCGCGGCGCCGAGCCAATATGAGTAAATGTTCATTACAAAATGATCCAAAAAGAACTGCTGGATGTTTTTGTAGTAATCACGCTCCTCAAGCGCCCCCTGGCGAATAGAGGAATAGCTAGTCGCCTCTAAATCGTTGGAGAGCGATGTATAGCTGACACCCAAGCCGCTCGCGATACCCTTCAGGACGGCTTTATGGAATGGGTCAAACTCGTTTGATGGGTACTGCGGGTCGAATGCCGTGAAGTCCACCCCAGATGGAAGCTGGTGGAAGGTTCCTGGCTCCGCATCCATGATTGGCACGTTGCCGTCCAAATCATCAGCAACAAAGCCATCGCCGGCGGGACTGGTAAAAAATCCCATTTTACTAGCACCAATCCGCGCATTAATTACCGCAGCCTCCCTCAGTGCGCCTAATTGCTTCAGCCCAGACATCACAGGTGACATCCAGGGCTCTCCTCGAGTCTGCCCGGCACGCAGAGGCATGAAAATATGACACATCTGCTCGGCCGGGATGCGAACGTGCTTCATCGGCTTGGTGACAGTCGTATAGTCGTAGTCACCTGGATGATATGTCAGCACATGATACGCAACAGGCCTCTTGAAGCGATTGAGCTCCACTCCCATTCGGATTTCATTGCCGTTGGAGAGTCGCTCATTCTTCTGCTCGTCGATCTGATCCGGCTCTAAGAACTCAAGCGCGAACGAATCATGAAACTCGGCGCTGCGATGCTTTACGATAAACACTTCGCCATCACGGCAAAGGCTCTCAATTGCCAGCTTTTGCACATCAAGCCATGAAAGCTTGCCATCTACGGTGCAATTACCGCGCCGACCCCACTTTCGGAATGCCATTTCAACGGATTCGTTGCCCTGCTGGTCTAATTTTCCATCGCCGCCCAGGGCTTTGCACTGAAGGGTATAACCGCGATCCCCGACCACATTTGACTTGATTAGGTCTAAATACCGCTTCGCATACTCATTATTTCGGCTCAAATCGCGCGAGCGAGAGCGCAAAACCTTGATAACGGGGCGCAATTCACTGTCCGCGCTCCGTTCTGAGTCCATGAAATCGTTTAAAAGCCTTCCTTTGCTAGCAGCAGCGTAGGAGCGCTTAAATATCTTTGTCTTTTCGACCTCTTTATCCTTACCAAAGCCAAAAATTGCCATTTAGAACCTCACTTTCACTGTTGAGGCACCCGATCGTCCATTTTTGGCGTCAATAAGACGTTTTTCGCGCAAAACTTCCGACTTGTAGTAGTTTTTGGCATCTACAAGCTCCTGAAACCCCATCTTGGTCAGTGATCGACCCGCGATAGAGTATGAGGACACGTCAGAATCGGCTTTGCCTTCCAAAAGGGACTCAATCTTGCTCAACATGATCTCATTGTGAGATCGAATATCTGTTCCCGAGACATCGAGATCAGCAATGACCTCAATCTCGCCCCGAGAGATGACGATTCGCTCTGAATCTGATGTACGAATTATTTCAAGCTGCCAAAAATACTTGCCAGCTTCGTAAGCGTAGGTTGAAGAGTTCGATGCCGTGAAAATAAAGTGACTGGACGGACTTGACCCCGAGCTTTCTATTTGAAACTCGCCTAATCCGTTTTCCCTGCGAAACACGTAATTTGCAGAGTATGAATCAACCGGATAATCAGAGACGAGGTCGCTGCGCTTCCACTGAACAAAATCTCCGACTACAATTGATGTGGGGAGCCCTTCGGGCGCGTTAGCAGCATCAAAAGCGTTAGCCATATAGTCCCTTCATCGCCAAGAATTTACGAAGCCGCTCCCTACTCTAGGGACAAACGGTGGCTTCTTAGGTTTGGCCTTAGCCTCACTAGAAACATTTTCTCCAACATTATCCTTTAATTTTACCTTATCGGCCAGCGTATTGATATCCACATTAAGAATGGCATATGCCGCAATCGCGTACACAAAACAGTCGAGTGCTTCGTTGCGAGGTCTAGTTTTCTGAAAAACCCTCTTCTTGAACCCGCGATGAAACCGGGTAACAACTTTCTCCGCTGTTAACTGTTTAAAATATTCGTCATCCAAATGTGCATTGAAATGTATATATCCAGGCCCAGGATCGTCAATCCGCATTCTAGCGAAAAGAAGGTCTTTGGTTGTATCAACGCCCACCGGGAATAACGGGCAGCGCGCTACATTGTTCTTGCTAGGCCTTCCAGCAATAGGCTTTCCTTCTCCGCCAACACCCTTGATAGCAAACACGCGCTTACCGGCGTTCTTTTTGGCGTACTGATAAACCGAGTTTGTGAAGTGACCGCCTGAGTCAATGCAGGTCGCCCTGATCACCATTTGCCTTCCATCAAAGGTTTCATAAGTCCTATTCACGAAAGAGTCCAGGTTAGTCCAAAGTTGTGGCGTGCTAGGGTCGCCGTATAGAGTTTGATGATCAATAACATAGGATTCCTGATCTCGACCCCATCCGATCACCGAAATCTCCAGTCGATTGTCCTGCACGTCTACGCCGGCCGTCAGGAATACAACTTCCTCTGGAACGGCATCCTGAAAATCCTCTCTACGCTCTGACAGCGCATAATCGTCCACCGTTTCGCCCTGGTCTTCCCATGACTCACCAAGGTATGTATTGGTCCATACACGCAACTGCTCAGGATTCTTCCTCATTGAGAGGAAATCACGGACGCCATCGGCCAAAGGGGTCCAGGGCGAGTAAAGGCCGTTTATCCTAAATCCGGCAACGCCCTTAAACTCCGCTTCTGCCACCCATCGCCCGTTCCGAATAGACCAACGTCGGTCAGAGTCACTCCAGATGACCCCGCAGTCCTTGCAGAGATATCCAGCAGAGTCTGGGTCGTTATCGGTCCACCGAACATTCTGCCAAACCAGCTTCTGCTCATGATGGCAATGTTTGCACGGCACATAGTAATTGCGCTGATCAGAGTCCTCGAATGCCTCTTCGATTCGACTAGCACCCTTGTTCGTTGGGGTGGATACCATGATTATCTTGCGATTCCAGAAGGTGGCCGCACGCTTTCGCGCTAGCTGGATCGGATCGCCCTCTGAGCCGGCAGAAGCCGGGAATCTATCGCACTCATCACACAACACTAATCGGATCGGCCGGCTTGCAAGTCCAGCAGGCGAATTTGCCCCAACGAGAGTGAGCGCTCCGCCTGGGAATATTTTATGGAGTGTCGTGTTACCGGAGTCTCGAGCGCGCGGGTCTTTGACCTTATCCCTGAGACAGGGCGTAGACCGGATTAGGCCGTTCGCCACCCGGTCCTTTGAGAAGGATTGCGCCATTTCGACCGTAGGCTGAAGCACTAGGATCGGGCTTGGGTCATTTTCAATGTGATACCCAATGACGTTGAGGATCGCTTCGGACTTGCCAAGCTGAGCTCCCGCCATAACGACAACCTCCCTGATTGCTGCGTCAGAGCAGGCGTCCATGATGCCCCGCTGATATTCAGCCCTCGAGGTGTGCCAACGACCAGGCTCACTACTTGTTTGCGAGTCCAGTCGTCTTTTTTGGTCTGCCCACTCGCTTACGCTTAGGCGCGGCGGCGGCTTCAGCGCCTGAATCGGTCTCTTCAGGTGCTCCACTAAGAGTTGCTGTTGTTGGGTCAATTTTTGGGTCATAGTTTGATAATTCTTCTAACGCCTCGTTAATTAAGTCCTCCAGTATTTTCTGGCAAGACCCCGCCTCCGGCTCCGCTGACACAACTGGCGCAGCTTTCGTTGGGATGGACAGCAATTTCCCCTTTAGCGCCGCTAAAACATCATCCCATGCCTTAACGACATCTTCCGCGATCACCAATTCACCGCGAACCTTAGCTAATTCAAGCTCTGCTATCTCAGCTTCAGCGTTTACCTTCCTTGTTCTTGCCTCATCATATGACGAACCAAGCCTCACCCCACCAGTGCTCATGTACGGCCCTCCTGGCGCGAGTATACATGACCATGCCGCGATTCATAATTATGTTGAAAATCGCTCAGAGAGCC